TGATCCTGCTCATTTGCCTGGTTTCGCTGTTGCTCCAGCCCCTGCTGTTCCTGCACCTCTCGTCCCTGTCGCCGCTGTTCCTGCGCCTCCCGCTGCCCCTCCAGTTCCTGGTCGGGTTGGCCGTGGCGCAGGCCGTGGCGCTGGGCGTCGTGCTCGCGGTGGTATGGCCCATGCTCCTGCTCCTCCGGCCCCGCATGCCCCAGCCCCGGCTCCCGGTGGTGGTGCTGCTCCGGCAGGTCACGCTCCTCCTGCGCCAGCGCTTGTAGCGCCCGCGCCAGCTTCCGCTTCAGCTGTTCCCGAAGCAGTGGTCAAGAAAAATGAGCCGTGTTTCGACTTTGCCAAAGGTCGGTGCTCGGCCATCACTTGCGCACGCTCTCACGACATGTCTTTGTTATCGCAAGACGCCGGTTGGAAACTTGGTGTCTGCGTCATCGACTGTGCAATCGATCCGGTCACACTTGGCGCCCTCCGCGTCACTCACGATTTCCCCATCGTGAACCATTCCAACATTCACCTCCACCCTCGCGGCCGTGGCGCGCGCACCGTCGTCTCTTTTGAGATGGCGCAACGCGCGCGCAAATCTGGCTGGCGCGCGCTCCACTGGCAACACCGCAACCGCGGCTGGGTTTCCGGTGATGAGTGCCGGTACGCATTCGGTGAGGAGGATGAAGAGTGGAAGTGTGATCTTCACGTGGTCGACGGCCAATGCCAACACGCCCGCAAGCTCCTTGCTGGCGAGTACGACACCATCATCGCTCTTGATGTTCCGCTAACGGAAGACGACGCGCGCAATGTGTTTGCGCGTTGGCCGGCCGTCAAGCGCATCATTTTGGCGGTGCATCCGTATGATGGCATGCTCGTGACGATGCTGGACCAAACAGCAATGTACGTTCCCACAGCCAACGGGCGTGGTGAGTACCACGTACAGTGTCCAGGCGCGGACATGATTCGTGAAGACTCGTTGTTCTGGCTCAAGTCGTTGTCGGCCGACCTCCTTAAAGTGGAGGCTCTGCATGATGATAATTTGGCCTACCGAGTGTTCAAGATCACACCGCGCAAAGCCCTTGCCGCCCCACCTGTGTCCATCCAAGGATGGCTCGTGTGTAAGCCGCAGGCCGCTCCCGGCCGATATGCCGTGGGTGATGGTGAGTTCCTTAAGTATGGGCCAACATTCGGCGTGCTGCTGCAGAGTGGCACGTCGTATCCGGTCAACTTGGACGAACTGTCACTCATTTTGCAAAAATCGGCAGGCCGTGACACAACCCCTACGTTGCTGCAACGTCTTGCGCTCCACGCCGCCACTGGGCAGATCCGTCAAACTCCGCACGATGTGCTGATGCACGTCGCCACAACGTTCAAGACGCACGACGAAGTCGGTCCCATTATGGCCGGCTACGAGCCGTCGGACGCTGGTTGTTGCGGTACGGGTTTGTTCCGGTTGTTGACTGAGTCACGTCGCTCGTATTTTGCGCGCATTAATGCCGCGCGTGCGGGTGACGGGTCTCGTCGGCAATGTGGGTGGCTGTGGTTGATCTTCAGCCTGATTGCGCTGGGCGGCACGGTTGTGCCGTGGCCGGTGCAACGCTGCTCTATTGCGGAGCATCTGCTCGCTGCCGACTATCAGTGCAGTGACGTGGGCGTGGCGAATGCCACCCACGTCTGCCTTGGTCGACTGCCCGAGTGGAAGGCCGCGAATGCGCCATCCTTTGTCCCATGGGTGGCCCACGACTGTTCGTGGTCGTGGGAGCGGGGCGACCCGGTGTGGCGTGCACTCACCGGAGCGTCCTCAGGCATAGGTCTAGTGATGTTTGCCCACGCAGCGCCCGTCGCCGCACCACCGATTGGTGATGTGGTACGTGCCGAGTACAATCGCGACCCTCATCAACGTATGGAGTGTGAGGGGCCGCTAGGCAGCCAACCATTTGTGCTGCCTTCCGTGATTGTGACGCGCGCTGTCAAAGAAGTCGCGAGTGATTGTGAGGTCAGAATCAAAGACGTAGTCGATACTGGCAATCACGAGCGAGACGGTCTCCGTGCTATTGGCATCGTCACGACGTTAACCCCTGTGGTTCACCGGCCGTGTCAAGCCAATGAGATCGTCGCCGCATGCAATCGGCAGTGCATGTGTGTGCCGGCGCACGACGAAGGGTATTTCGACACTCTCGTCGCGCGCGCCCTCGAGCGTCTGCCTCAGATCGTGGAGAAGGTGTCAACTGACTTCAACGAATGGACGTCTCGGTTCCCACAGGTGCGTCAATGGCAACATGCGGCTGCCATGCGCTTGTGGAACGGTGAATGGGCTCCGACAGATGGGGAACTGTCGCACGGCAAGTCGTTTGTCAAGGTTGAGAAAGTCTTTGGGGACAAGGACCCGCGTTGCATCTCTGGGCAGCAAGACGTTTTGAACGTCGTTGCTGGTCCTTGGGTGTACGCACTCAACAAATCGTTTCGCAAGATGTTTGGGCTTAATCACCACGTGCTGTACTGTGACGGTTACACCGCCGCAGAGATTGGCGCGTTTGTCCAACATCGCATGGGCGGGGCGACTGACAAAGACTGGTTCGCGCTAATCTGTGGCGACGATCAGCTCATAGCGTACTACCGTGGAGGCCGGTGGTATTTCGTGGAAGTGGACGGTACACGACATGACGCGCACATGCACTCTGGGTTTTTTAAGCTCAAGTGGGCTGTGTATGCGGCTGTCACCGATATACCGGTTTACATCACGCGCTATTACAAACGCCTCACCGAATTCACGACCGCGCAGTTTCCGCACGGAGTGAGTTATTCGCACCCTTTCCGTGTGCGTTCCGGTGATGCGGACACAAAACTTGGCAACAGCTTGTGCACGTGGGCTGTAGTCGAGGAGATCGTCGACCACTTACATGCTGCGGACGGTGTCGCCTCTGGCATGGAGTCGGCACGGGAGTCACTGCTGCAACGCTGCGGTTACGAGATTGAGTATAAGGTGTCCGAAGAGCTATCGGACGTCTCTTTTCTCTCTGGCCTGCTCGTTCCTGTTTATGACACTTTGTATTGGGTTCCCAAGCCTGGCCGGCTGATGGACCGAATCGGGTGGACCACAACAGCGGTGACCACAACGCACCAGATTTATCGGCAGTTGGCTGGGACGCTGAACTCGTTTCAGGCGTACCGGTTCCTGCCATTCTGGCGCGTGTACCTGGAAAACTCGATGCGTTTGATACCGGAAGAGTACCGTCTTACTCCGCCGTCCGAAAATCGACAAATCGACTCTACAGGTATTTTGGCTACAGAACCGTCCGCGGAAACGTGGGCGTTCTTTGCCGCTCGTTACGGCCTGACCCAACGTGACGAGGAAGCGTTTTCAGTACACATGGCGCGTGTGACGTCCCTTCCATACATGGTAGACTCGTATGTACTCGAGCGCCTGTCGGAGGTTGACGCCGCTTAAGCGCGCGTGTGGAGGGGGTGCGTAGGGTGGAGGGAAAACGCGGCCTGGCGGGGGGTAATCCGCTGGGCAACAGTATCGGTGGTTCACGATGCTACAGGCCATCCGGCTGGCCATAAGCGCCCACATGGTGACGGGCGCAGCCGGCACCGCGGTTTTGAATTTAATTCAATGTCTAATCAACGCAAACGCGCGCGCCCGTTGGGCGCTGTGTCCACGCTTGATGTCATCGGCGCGGCGGGTGCGCTGGCGGCGGCCAAAATTGCGTCAGCCGTCACCCAACCGCCTGCACCGGTGCCTCAGCTGGATTCAGTGGCGTTTGAGAAGCTCAAGGCTGGCGACGTGGTCACCACTGGCCATGTCGTCAAGGAGAAAACAGCCGCAGTCAAGAATCGAGCTAAGAAACCCGCCGTTGAGAAAGACGGTGGGTTTGCTGCTTACCAGTCAATGCCAGCCATTCTGGCAAATGAAGTCCAGTTCTCTCGGCCCCACATTCGCATGTCAGCTGATGGCACCAAGAAAACGGTAGCCCATCGTGTGCAACTGGCCACCCCTGTGGTTGCTAGCACCACTGGGTTCGCCGTCGTCTATGATGCAGTCATTCAGCCAGGCATGACAATGGGGTCGTGGTTAGCTGCCGAGGCTTCCGGCTGGGAGCAGTATGTCGTCCGTGCGCTGAGGTTCCATTGGGTTCCCATCCAAGGCACCAATGTTGCGGGCGACATCAACATGATCATCGACTACAATCCGCTGGGCGAGACCGTCGAGTCGGTGGAGGTTGCATCACAATTCCAGGACATGGTTCAGGGAAGTGTTTTTGTGCCCCACACGCTCGTGGCCCGTCAGAAGGACTTGATGTCGGCGACAGGCAAACGCAAGTGGGTGCGCACTGCCGTCGACTTTGTTGGTGATCGCAAGACTTACGACTGTGGTCGTTTTACGTTGGCTAGTGAGGGCGTCACCGCGACACCGGGCGATCGGCTCGGCAAGTTGTGGGTGGATTTCGTCATCGATTTCTACGTGCCGCAGGCACCGAGTGAAATGAGTGTGGGATTCTGTCGCGCAGCACAGTTTGTGCTTAACGCGAATCTCAACCTCCCGACTTCATCCACTACTAACGTCACGGCGTGGACGTCCCGCACTAACAACATTGGCATCGAAGTGGATGGTTCCGGCCTGTTTACACTCCCGCGTGGGTGCTACATGGTCCAGCTCCGGTCCAACTACGAGGTCACTGTTGCTCTCAACAATCAAACCGTGGCTTTCAGCACGCAACTCAACGGCACCGCCATTTCCAACCAGTACGGCGTTGGCGCCGTGGCAGAGGCAAAGGCGCTGTCTCCCGCGCTGGGTTCAACTGGCCAGTTTGGAAACGACCAGTGGGTGCTACTGGATTTGGGCGGCCCCCTTTTTGAGGCCGCCGCCACGCGACAGTTCACAGTGCAGGTCGTCACACCTGCTTTTGGCGGCGCTGGCACAGCGCAGCTCAATGGCAACGTCACGATCGCACGCACGCGCATCTCGTTTCTCCGCATTGACGAGTGACCGCGATACATGTTTGGTG